GATAACTGTCCCTTGTTTCATATGGATTTGACGGAAACTGGCGTCTGTTTCGTCGTGACTAATAATCAATATGGTTTTATCTTTTCCCATTATTTTAATCAAGTCAATGATTTTTTTCTTATTTTCTTTGTCTAACGAGGCAGTTGGCTCGTCAAAAATGATAATGGAAGGCTTGCGTAACATTGCACGAATCATCCAAACGATTTGTCTTTGTCCACCGGATAACTTGACACCGTCTACGCCAAGAGGTTGATTCATTTTTTCCATAAAAATATCAATAATATTTTCTTCCAGTTTCATTTGTCTCATCATCTCTTTTGCGATTTGCACATTTTTCTCTTTATTCATGATAGATATATCAAATCCGTAAAATAAATTCTCATACAAAGTGCGATTCATGAGTTTCGGTTTTTGAGGAATGTAAAAAATGTGATCGTATAACTCGTTTCTTGAAATTTGTTGTAATGGGACACCGTTGAGTATAATAGTACCGTCATTTGGTTCAAAGAACTTCAGTAACAGTTTCACTAATGTAGACTTTCCACTACCAATTTCACCCACAATGGCCACATTTTCATTTTTTTCAATTGTTAAGTTGATGTTCTTCAACGCATAAGCATATTTTTCTTTGAACTCGCTGTTTTCGTTGTATTGATAACTTACGTTTTGAAAAGTAATCGCCCCATTTGAAAATGGTTTGTCTTCTTTTTCTTGTTTTACCGCATCATCTAAATCGGATTTTGCGTTAAAATAATTCTCCATGTCGTGAATTTGACTAAACATGTCTACAACCGATCGTACGGAATAATTGGCTTCGGAAAAGAGGCTCAAAATACTATAAGTTACAATGAATGATGAGACAAATTGTTCCTTTGAAATATGTTTGTTTTGATATTCACGATATAAAAGTATATTCAATAATGAAAATGAAATGACATTGAACAATGCAAACACCAACCGCATGATGAAATTCAAATTTAAGGACTTATTAAATATTTCTATAAACGGTTTGAACTTTTCATGTAAGTATGACTTTTCGTATTTTTCTTGTTTGCATATCACGACACTGATCAAATTGTTCAATAAATCTTGAAAGTGTTGATAAATAGAATCTTTTTCTTCTTCACGCTTTAATTCTACATCCATTGTTACTTTATATGTTATGATTTGTAAGGTGATTATACCAATCAAAAGACCAATAAAGGTAAAAAACATTGTATAGGATATCGAATAATAATGAAAAGCGGTCACAACCATAACAATCATTTGTGAAAATATCATTGACCGTAACAGATCTAAGTATTTGAAAATGATATTTGGTACTTTGATGATTTTCGCCAAGATTTCACCCGTTTCTAAATTTTCATAATTGAGTTTTCTGTTGTTCAATAAATTGGAAAATATCTTTTGAATGGAAAACTCAGAAAATTTAGGTACTAGCATACCCTGTACTTTGTGAAACAGGGCAAAAGCAATTTGCACAAAAACAAATATATAAAGTAATATTTTTGCGTTTTGTAAACATTGTTTATCCAATCCCTTATTTAGACTGGATATGAGTTTTCCGTAATATTTTGGCAATATAACCCTTTGCAACGGGTAGGTAAACAACAAACAACAATATAAAAAAAATAATCCTTTATTTTCCATTAAATAATCCCAAAAATAGGTGTTGATGTCTACTTTTTGTTCATCAAATATCATATATACTATTGTATGATATTTAATTAAAACTCTAATTCCGTTAATGCACGCATGACTTCTCCACAATAGTGGTTGAACGGCCGGCAACCCGTGTCATACATAACCTTGTCGGTGTCATCACACATCAAGCATTGTATCATATGAAAGGTTATTGGATTTCCGGTAACAATAAGACCTTCCAACATGTCTTCGTCTTCTTCTTTGATCGACTTATAATATAATGGATGGCATGTTTTGGCAGTTTGTTGGAGTTCTTCTGTTTCTCCATTGTACTGATTGACGTAATTTACTTTAAAACTTCCATCTTTTAATACTTGCACGTCTATGGATATCACACAACTAGCCTTTTCGCCAAAATTATCATTGAAGCAAATGGTGTTCATTGTGCGACGAAAATTCCAAGTAGTAGACATTTTTGTTTTTGTCTTTTTCGTTTCTGTCTTTTTGTTTCAATTTTTTTCAAAAGGAAAAAAAAAAGATTGCACATTCTTTTTTTCACTTTTCAGAAAAAACTTTTTTGAAATTCGAAATTTTTGGAGGATTGTTTTCTGAAAATTCCCCCCCCCCCTCCAAAACTTTTTAAAAAATGGTGACTTTTCTTATATTTTATGGTAACATTTCTTATATTTTTCTTATATTTTATTTACACTACTTATGATGTAAACATAAGAAATATTTTATCAAAATATAAGAAAGTTATATTTTTTCTTATATTTTATTTATAAAGGAATTTAAATATTTTTTATTTTGTAAATATATATGCCAATATACACATGCGAATGCTGTCAGTTTAGTACCCATATCAAGACACATTATACGAATCATTTGAAAACAAAGAAGCATATGAAATATAAGAAAAGTCACCCCAAAGTCACCAAAAAGTCACCATTTAGTCACCAAAAAGTCACCATTTTTGACGATGAAAATCCCGCACCATTTCAGTGTCATTATTGTTCCAAGTCATTCAAATATAAACAGGGTATGTACCGTCATATAAAATATTCGTGCAAGCACAATAAAGATGAAGATTTGAAGGAATTGGCGCGACTCTTGAACGAAAAGGACACGCAACTAGAGCGGACCCAAAAGCAAGTGGATACCATGCAACGACAAATAGACAAGCTCACAAACAAACTTCAAATCAAGAATGTGATTCATGGAAATGTGACCAACAATCAGCAAAACAATATATATAACATACAACTACTGAATCATAAAGATACAGATTATAGTCACTTGACAAACAGTGATTATATTACTTGCATCAAAGATTGCAATCATTGTGTGAAAACCCTCATTGAAAAGGTACACTTTAATGAAACCAAACCCGAAAATATGAACATATACATATCAAATATTAAGGGAAACTATGCAATGGTGTATTGCGATGACCAATGGAAAATCACAAATAAGAAAGATCAAATCAATGATCTTTTTAATTTTAATGAGGTCATGCTTGAAAACTGGTACGATGAATATAAAGAAACGTACCCTCAAATCATTAAATCATTCAAACGATATTTGAAAAATAGGGACGGAGGAAGTGCAGTGATTAATCGCGTGAAAGAGAAAATACTTTTGATGCTTTATAACAACCGAAATATGATTCATGATGTGGAGTGAGATAATCATTTTATTCACCTAAGATTTGTAACCGAAACAGTTGATATTCTTCATTTGTGTACCATAATTCTTTCATTTTTGTATCATCATAAGATGGAATGATGATACATTTCACTTTTTGATCAAATTTTATCTTTTTTCGCCCACTGTTTGTGATTTCAAAATCATTGTGGTAATACAAAGGATTACTTCGTCGTCGTAAGAATTGTGTGGTCGCTATATGAGATAGGAAAAAAGACGAAAAAAATGAAAATGTAGATAAAATTATATTGTATACAATTACTATTTCTACCACCATATTAGTTAATATAATATACATTTAATTTGATTTTATTACGCCTCTTGAAGATCCTTTATATACACCCGTTGATGTACCTTTCATAATTCCACTTAGTATTGGTGGGATTTGATAATACCATATAAACTCATTAGATTCACTATTTTCATTTATCGTATTTTCTGGAATCTTAATTGAATTATATGAAGAACCTGTTACAGAATCATTATTTGTTATGGTTACAATAGCCTGTTTTGTTGTTGCTCTAAAAATTCTAATATCATTACCTGATACATGCCATGATATTGTATTTCCATCATTTGACATACTTAAACCTCCACCAATACGAAATAATCTTCCCATTTGTAGTATTGGTTTTTCTATCCAACTCTGACTATCGGTATCATATTTATGAATGGTTGTAAAATTTGATTGAAAAGCCTCTTTTCCCCACGTGATCAGTGTATACCCATCTGCTGATAGACTAATTCTTGCCGCATAATTATTCGAAGTCGGTCTTATAGGAATATGTCTTCTATGACGATAAGTATATCTCTGTGGTTGTAATCTTGGATGTAATTGATATGGGGTTCCTAATAAATCCCAAGTTTCAGTTTCTTCATTATATTGATATGATTCAACTGTATTTGCGTGGGCATTACCCTCTTCAAATCCATTATTACCATACCTTAATGCTCGTGAAAATGCAATAATGGTACCATCATTATTAATAGAAACCCCTCTACCAATTTGTGAAAAGCTATGATCTCCCTGAAAATCACTACCTACTTGTTTCCAATAATATGTAGATGAACTCCAAGAAACTGGCGATACGTCAGCACTTGTATATTGATTTGTAGGAAAAATAATAGGCAAATTCAATCCATCTTTATTTAAAGAATTACTGGTATTACCAGAATTATATTCTTCTTCGGTTATTGTTCCATATTTGAATACACGCACAAGTCCTGCTTGTATAAGTGGTTCGGTACCATTTCCCATGTTATAACGAGCACCAGCATTTATAAGGGTATTTGATAAAATAATTGAGTTTCCATCACCACTTAATTCACAACCCCACTCCCCAGGGGCATTTGTTCCAATCATTGTACCAATATTATTCCAAGTTGTACCTGAATCATATTGTAATATAATTGTACCTTTTGTTCCTAAACCAATATTTCGTGGTCTTCTTATACCCATTGCTAATCGTTGACCATCGTCTGATAATGATATTATCCCATCGTACTGTACATGTATGTTTGAATTTACATTATTTCCATATGCTAATGAAAAATCAATAAATCTGTCAATACCTCCAGTATTAAACGTAAAACCACTTATATCTCCAATCAAAGTCCAATCGTCCGTTTCATATTTATAGACTTTAACGTGTTCTCCATCCGTATATGCGATAACTGAACCATCATAGTTTATAGTCAGTGCACCCCCTATATTTGCAGCATGCCCTCTACTATAAGTATTTTGAAATTCCGAATAAAATGTGGAGCCAATTTGATTCCATGATGAATCGTTTGTATCGTAACTAAATACTTTCCATTCAGCCATAAGTGTATCATATGATGTTATGAAACTATTACCATCACCACTTAATACAACTCCAGCATTGCTTCCTTTTGCATTGCCCATATTTTTAGAAAGATCATAAGCCCAAGTGTCCTCAACAAATTCTGAAAATCCAATTTCTCCTGATGAAGATTTGCTTATGCTTGTGATTGTAGCACTACCAGAAATTTCTATATCATCTATTGTTAAATTTGTTAGGTCTTCACTTGAAGTAATCACTAATTCAACTGTATCATTTACAATACTATCACCACTTGTAAATAAGCTTGTTGATATATCTATACTCATTTATATATTTTGATCATTATATATTCATAATTATAAACAAAAAATATTTATCCAAACCGCATGCGCGATTCTGCATACGACAATTCACGACCACATTGAGGGTCTGTCAGTAATGTTTGTACGACTTCTTCGTTGGTTTTTTGTAATTTTACTTTTTCCAGCATATCTTTGTTGTCTTGATTCATAAGTGGAATGCAACCATATGCTTGAGTGACTTTTTCAATTTCTTTCCCCACGTTTATTGATTTTTTGTTTTCCATATTCTGAAAAATATTCATTTGTGTTTATATAAATATACTAGTTATATTCACGCCACGCTTTCTTGTCCAATCGGTCACACAATGTCTCCATATCCGTTGTTGTAAAATATAAATTCCATTTTGGCAGTTTTGTGCAAGCATAATGATACAATTCTTTTCCACCCTGGTATTGATGCATTTGTAAATAATACGGCATATACGAATGATAATTCAATTCAGAAATGATTTTTTGTATTTTTGGACTGTGAACCAGTTGATATTCATAGGATTTTATTTTTTTCCATAATTCTTGTGGAAACAACATTTTGAGTAAATCATATTTCAAAAACAGAGTTCAATTTTATTTG